CGCCTTCACCCGTGACAACGCCATTATTAAACTCCTCATATTCCGTCGCGTCCATTGCGACCTTAACGTAATCACCAGGTGCAATGTTGTTGTAGATAGATTCATGCGTGACCTTGAACGTCACAATATGATCCGCGATTCTGCGCATCCTGAGGATAAACTTTGCTGCGTCGATTGCATGATTCCGCTGGGTACAGTAATCGGTCATGTCCAAAGACACGGTATCCAGTGGCGTGTACCCAGACTCACTGACCAGCACTTCGCGAACAACTGAGAATGCTCCTTCGCTTCCCGTGTCACTGCTTGCGCGTTCTTCGCGATAGCTGACGCTTACCTCAGCTGGTTCTCTATCCTCTGGATTGAGATACTCGAACTGATAACTGTTTTCTAGGATGTTGCCAACAGTAAACAGTCCTTTGATGTCAGCCGCCACGAATGCTGATCCTGACACAGGCAGAGCAGGGCGAAGCGTGAATTGACCGTTGATTTCAGCGAAGTACAGCAGATGCGTTGCCGCAAGATCAGCGGCGTATTGCCTGACATTTATTTGATCCACGACGGCACCATTGAAATAGTATGCCCTGCTTTCACACCAATCGTTAGCCTCTTTGAATCCCGCAAGATCAATCATTTCATCCTTGATAAGATCACCCATCCCGTACCTAGTATTGGTCATCAGGTCCAGCAAGACCTCAGGGAAGTGATACAGGCTTTGCGCTGTAGGATTAAAAGGCAAGCCAGTGTACGAATCGAGTGGCCTAGATTTGACACCAGAATCTACATACCCAGAAAATTGCGTGAATTGCTGCCATTCGGTTGAAGACCTTATGTTGACGCCGACCAAGGCAAGATCGGCATAATCGCCCGATTGACCGCTTACGATTTCATTCACATAAGACACACGATGCTCTGGTCCTTTCTCCGCGCTTGAAGAAATCTCTTCATATACAAAATCCTCAGCGCAAGTAATGTACTCATCAATCATTGAGGAGTACCCTGAGCCTATTGCAGTGTCTACAGCCGTCAAAGAGTCAAAATTCTCATCAGGATCGCCATTGACTGTGTTTTTCGTGTAAGAAGCGGTCAGGTCACTGTCGCCCTCAGCGAATTTCGACCTGACATCATTATGGAAAGGGTGAGTGAAAATCTTTCCGTTGAATCCTACGTTGACAGCAGCACCGCCATACGAAGTAACCGCTTGATACTGGAAGCCTTCATTGGCGTCTAACAAGAAAAAGGTTCCAGACGTTACCTGCCTAAATTCAAACCCAGAAATTGGACGAAGCCTGAAAATGCGAAGCTTTGCGGTCGTAAATTCAACTCTCAGAAAGTTGAAAACTGGCTGCAGCGTTTCGCTTTGCACCGCAAAAATCTTGCCGCTATCAACCCAATCATTGTCGCTGTCAGCAACCGTCTCTTTATACTGCAGCGTAAAAAATGCAAACCTTTTAAGTGACACGCTAAGCGTTCCGCTTTGGTAAAACTCACTGTCATAGGATTCAGTATTGGCAAATGTTTCGCAGTAAAGATCATCTACCTCGTCGTAAGGTTTTGCGTCCCTAAAATTGCACAGTCCGTTAATTCTGTGCCCCAGCGTTGAATTGATTCCAATCTCTGTAATGTCGCAAGCGCGAGTGTTAGTAATTGTCGCTTGGGCGAAACGCAAAATATGGCCTTTATTGGTCGCAACCGCCCGCTGCACCGTGCTTGGGTTGTTTACCGTTGATCCTGTGTACGAGCCCTTTAAGTGTGACGCTGAATAGGCTTCAACAGACCCAGGCTCAACGATCTCGAAAACAGCTTCAACTGCTTGAGTTGCGCCAACCTCATCAGCCTCTGACCTAAATACTGCATTGGATGGACTGCGAGAAACGCAAACACCAAGCGCACTGCCAACTTTGTAAAGCTCGCCAACAATCAAGCTTTGGTCGTAATACGTCTGCCTAGACGCCACGCTCGATGCGACATCTTTGCTATTTTCTACGACATTATTTTCGGTAAACGTAATCTCTTTTTCTGACTCCGAGAACAGGGAAAAAGTAACCTCATCTCCTGCCGCTAGTGATTGCGTTCCAGAGACAGCGACACCGTTTTTCTCAGTGATGCCACTAAAGCTTGCATAATTATAGGCGAATTTCCTACGCAAAGCGATTTGTGCTCCGTCCTGAGGGCATTGCACTTCAAACCTGTTATCATCCGTCCTACCTGTCCGCTGATTGACCTTGACGCCTGGCCTGATGACAGGATTAACCTTGAATGCTAAATCATTGCCGATTAAGGAATAAACGCCAAATGCAGTATTTGAAGAAGGCGTATGGACAGAGCAGAACGCAACCGTCTCTGAAGCTCCACTACCAGACTGAACCTTGAAAACTTCGCCCGTCGATGAGGTTGCCGACGATCCTCCACCATTCGTCCGCCGATCATTTTCCCCGCTCCTACCGAACACGCGATCACTTTCAATAATTGATCCGCCATCGCGGCTCACATAGATCGTCGCCCGTGATGCGATTTCCGTCGCAGCATTCGTGGCGTATTTGTAATTCTTAAGCAGGTTTGATCCAACTGCCCATAGATCATTGTCAAATGCCCCGATCTCGCCTTCGCCTGCGAGGAACACAGCCCGCAACATTTGCGAGGTTCCAAACGACAACATCTGCGACCAGACAAGCGGCATATTCAAACGAACACCGCCGACTTTTGTTCCACCTACAGTCCTCTGCCCAAAGACCAGAGGCACAGTGCTCCCAATCTTTACGACGCTTTGAACAGAGTCGAAGCCATAGCGCGGCGCAAAGCTTTGATTGGTGACGATTGGATCGTCTACATTCTCGGTTCTTTGGACTTGTCTGGGGGTGCCTGGCGTGTCGGGAATGCTTGGTCTAAGCAGCGCGGAGACCGCAGTCGCGCCGACGCTCAAGACAAGACTGATAATCGCAAGCGTCGTAGAGCCAGCGATCGGACCATCAATTGGGTTGTCCCTCAAGTGCTGCCGAGCTGCATCTTGAAACTTGACGAACTCCTCCTCTGTAATCCCAAGCAGGCTGCACAGGTAGCGATCAGAGGGAAGCATATTCATCGAAATGTTCTGTACTCCAGACTCGCAACTTTCTTGTTTGGCAGCCAGTGAACGCCGCGCTTGTGGTGCGGGAAAAGCAAGCCTTCATCCACGATAATACCCAAGCCCAAGTGGCCCGGTTGTTCAAACAAAGTCAGCGCATACTCTCTCTGAGGGCATGGTTTCGTGCGTGCTAGCCACTGCTCCTTCAATGCAGACCATTGACCACGAGCTGCCATTTTCAGCCAAGCCTCGTCATACGGAGGATGTTTGACACCAGCATCACGAAGTATGTTCCAAGTCATGATCACGCAATCACACGCAACACCGTTATCTGGATCAGCGCCAAACTGATGGGGCAAACCTAGATAGCGATGCCAGTGTTTCAAATCGAAATTTGACCAGTTGTTGGCAATGCCCCGACTAGATCTTCACTAAGCTTTCTTCTAGGTACTTGGCTTCTCACTGCATCTAACGGTGAGATCAGTTGCAATCTGATCAATTGCGTATCCATCTGATAGGAAGCGATGCGCCAAGTTTCCGTAGAGACCAGCAAATCATCAGCGAAACTGCTGATATTTAAGCTTACGGTCTCCACTTTCAAAAGCCAACGATCCTTCACCGCTTGCTTGAAAAGATTCAAGATGATCGTATTTCCTGCCTCAGTAGATACGCCAATGCCTAACGTGTTGGCGCTGCGGTCCCCGCCTTTTTCGCCACCACCAGTCGCTAGTGCAAACGGCGCAAAAATGTAGACATCGCCACCACGACTGCGGGTTCCGTTGATCGTAAAGTTTTGAAAGTAGTAATTGGTCTCTGCATAGCTAGAACCTGATGGCTCTAAAAATTTGACGTAATTACAGAAGGCGTAGCCGCTCATGCTAAACCAACCCTACGCCTTGATTTTACGCTGCCTTGTAAAGCCTGCATCGTTAATGCCCGACCACGCTCTGCGGCCTGTGCCATG